TTTGCTGTATGTGCCGATAATTTTATTCCCTAAAGGAATAAAACTGGCTGGATGTTAGACCATCCTTATCTCGTTTCAGTAGCTAACCGTCCGCTTCCCACGCTGCCCCTCTGGGACTCGAACCCAGATTACCCCTTCAGAGGGTATAACGGTTTTAGAGACCGGCGGTTTACCATTAGCCTAAGGGGCAAAAGAACGGACTGATTACGGCTCAGTCCAAGCCGTTCAGTCACCAATTAAAAGCATATTTGAATACATCAAATAGAGAAGGAACTTCATCGGCATCTGTCACAGTATAATGATAGGTGCCATATTTCTTACAGAAAGCTTCCAGTTCGTTTCTATAAGCTTTCTGCGCTTCTAGGTAAGCCTTGCGCGCGGTTTCGACTTTATCAGCCATTGCCTTACGCTCGGTCGCGAGAGCTTCTTTCTTTTCCTTTTCTTCTCTTAATGCCTTTTCCTTTTGAATCCTTGCGAGATTCTCCTGTTCTTTAACCTTGAATTCAGCCTCCATACACTCTCGCTCTGTGTCGAAAACCTTGTTCAATTTCTCAGAATAGTACTTCATACTTACTACCTCCCTATGTAGTAAAAAATTTATTACAAAGTAAGTTCCTTTCCTTACTCTGTATACATATATTATAGCAGAATTTTTAGAAAATGTCAAATACTTAATTGTAATAATTCATCATATTCTTCATCTGAAATAATTTGAGTGGCGATATTTCGTGGTAGATAAACTGGCATTCGTTTCTCACGATTATGCACTCGATAATATGTATTCCAATAATAGGTATTTGCAAGCATATTGGCACGATGCATCCAACATATATTAGTGCTACGTTTGTTATACGAGCCAGTTTCCTAATAGTTCCACGCGCTACACCAGGCACATCCTGCAGCGATAGGGCAATCTATACATTCTTGCGTAGATTGAGATTGCCGCGTAACCTTTTGCATATCATCATATATAGCTTTGGTTTCGGGCGTGTTATAAATACCGTCGGTATTTCCAATGATTATTGGTTCACGATCTGTACCGAGAGAACTCGGCATATAACGTAAGCACGGATAAGCTTTTCCCTCTGGATCGAAGGCAAGCATAGCGGATGTACCACCGCACCAGTTCTAAGTATCTGTTGATAATAAAGGACGGCCGCGATTTTCATCAAACAATGAACTTTCCGCGCCCTCGGTTTGTAAAAGTCGTTCTGCTAAACGAATTAAAATACAATAATATAATTGCGCTTCTTCAATTGTCCATTTATGTTCAAATACAGGATTGGCATGAATTGTTTTACAGCCTTTACTAAGAAAGAAATCAAATATATCTTCCATTAATTCTAAGTTTTCGGGCGAAATGGTGACTTTAGTATCCAGAGGATTGATTCCAATTGTATGAAACCAATGTTCCCAAGCAGCTATAGCTTTATCAAAACTACCGTTACCATCATAGTCTACACGACATAAGTCATGTACTTTCTTAGGGCCATCAATAGTAACATTCATGCTTAATAAATTTTTATACTTCTAAATAAAATGCTGTACTTGCGGCTAAAAATAAAGAATACCATTAGTACTAATTGAAATACGAAAGTTTGTAAGCCAAATATGATCTTTCTCTAGGCATTGATCAATAAAGTAATCGACAATATAATCCATTACTTCAACATTCATAAAAGGTTCGCCGCCAATAAAATCTAAGATAATACCATATGTATGATGATTTATAACAGAATTTTCTTTATTTTCATCATACAATTTAAATAATAAATCAACGATTCGTTTACCAGTTTCCTTAGACATCATAGCATGACCTTTATGGCCCTAATAACAGTAAGAACATTTAAGACAGCAGTCATCAGTTACTTGAAAAGTGATATTGCGACATATAGCTTTGGGATCTTTATTTATATATCTACGAATTACTTCATCAGAATACTCTTTACTCATCTTTTACAAAAATTACCTGCTGTTTTTCAAAATCAAATTCATAACGATCCCAATCACCCGCTGGCTTATATTTCTTTTCAATATCAGTTTTTGCTTTCTCTAGCTTAATCCATAAATCTACCGCTTCACTCCACTTACGATCATAAATTTCAGTATTTGAACTTACATTATTATCAGATAGAAATTGAAGCATACTTAAATAAGCATTATGGCTCAAAAATAGGCGCTCGACGTTCGCGCTTTCTTCACTAGTAATAGGAATTTCTTTTCTCATGATCATTCTCCATATAAAAAAAGATATAGAATAAAGAATTATTATCCTTTATTCTATATCTATTATATCAGATTTTTATATAAAAGTCAAATATTTACCTTAGTCCATCCAGCTGGATAAGCAGAAGGACTCCAAATATTATTATCAATAGCACTTTCATATACTTCTCCTTCAAACATTACGCGGTCTCCGCGCATATATGGATTGGTACTATCGGGCTATTCCCATTCTGGTATTACATTGGGATCTGGGATTAAGACTTTTGCCCATAAACTTGGCGCAGCAACAGGAATCCAAGCTTCCTGCGCGGCATGTGACTATAAACATTTGTATAAGATACCTTCATACTGTACCTTATCATCAATTAAATATGCCGCATCGGGCCGCCAGTTAGGAAATAACTGGACGGCTTCGAGTGCATCTTCCTCAGAAAGGGACATGGCGGCTTTTTCTATATATGGGCGAAGTTTTCGCGCGAGTTCTATTAAAGTCATGCGTTACTCCACCCCCAATAATATTTTTGTTGCTGCGAGTTCTTCCTGTAAAGAAGTTATATCAGCAGATTGCTGTAAGAGATATTCATCTTTAGAATATTCCTTATAATCATACTTATAGCCTTGTAATGTATAATTATCAAACTATTCAGTATAGGGTTCAATATTAGAAGCAATAAATACAGAGTTAGAAGTGATTTCAATTGGTTGCGGCTCTGTTGCGCCATAAATTATACCATAGTCTTTCATCTTCATCAGCCTCCATAATGTGATTGCCATTTAGTAATATTATCAGTATAAATAGAATTTTTAGTAGGAATAAACATAATACGAGCATTAGTGCGGTTTAAGGCAGCAGTAATATTTATATCACAACTATAATCAAATAATCCAGCACTTTCCGCAGATGTATTACTTCCGCCAATTAATACTACATCTGTAGTATTTAAAGAGGAATTAGTCCAACTACTATCGCCAACCGGTACAGCACTATTTGCTTTGTTATTACATTTAATTGGCATATAAATATAATCATATTCATCCGCGCCAATACCCATATTAGAAATCCAACTATAAGACATATTTGGTAAAGAGAAACCTATTGCGTTTGTATCTTTATAATATGGAATACCACCATAGGACTGCCCGTTACCCTTAATGCTAATTTTATCTACTACACGCCATAAGTTTCCCCATGGGTTTTCCATACCACGATAATTGATTGCAGTGGTGTCTTCTTGTGTTTTTTGAGTTGTAGTATTTCCATTGATAAAAGTAGTGGTATCGGCCCGGCCGCTATCATTACCCAAACTAGATGTAGATCCAGTAATCATTATTTCACGGTCTTGAGTATTAACAACTCCCTTTCCTAAACTATATTGACCATTTAAAGATCCAAATTCAATCATAAATAGCATTTGTAAGGCTGACTCAGAATTAATATCTGTTAATTGCCACCCTTCGCCACGATTGGCTGCGAGTTGTCTTAAATTATTTATAGTTAAATTTTTCCCTGCACAAATTAATGGTTGAGTATTAGCTATAGAGCTTAATTTATCATTGCTAATGTCGATATTAGTACTATTATTTAACGCATAAGTAGATTCACTTGTATCATAAATGTTACCTTCATAAACAGGCAATAATACATAATCTAATTCTTCATCATTATTAATAAATAAAGGATGGAGCTTAAACCCAACTTTTGCCTTGAAAGAAAGCAGCAACTATTCTTTACTAATAACACGGCCTTGAGGATCAGCAATTTCAGTAATAATTGTTCTCTAATAATAGAACTTGGGCTGATAAATCATTACTTGCCCATTAGAGCCATCCTCTGTATAGTTTTCATCTCCATAGAAAGCATTAATAGTACCGTCATCTGCTACATTACAACGCATGCGGCCGCCGTACATAGGATATTTGTTAAAGTTAGAACCAGCTACTAAATTAGCGGCGCCATAGACACGTTCAAAATTCTTATTATCATAGTCAATTAATAAGCCAATACTTTCCTTATTTACAGTTCCACTGCCACCGCCATTAAGAATTGCTTCGGCAATTTCTTCCTCTGTTAGAGTACCAGACGTAATATTGCCATTTTCATCTACTATAACTATCTTACCGGCAGCATCAATACCGAGATTACTTACGCCAGAACCACTGCCACCCGCAACTTTGGAATCTACGTATGCCTTTGTAGCTACATCAGCGGCATTAGCTTTTAAATCTAATGCGGCGGTAATTGCCTTCTAGGTCATGGTACCATCTTCATTATTACCAGGTTGACGATACATCTTATCAATCTCAGATATTGTAGTAGCTAATCCAGATGGATTTGAAACTACCATATCTGTAATAATGGTTGA